GTCCGTGGTCAGCTGAATCCACCCTCTTTTGTTCACAAGCTGGTTAAGGAACTCCGCTTCCGCCTTCTCCAACCGTTCAATGACCGAATCATCATAGTGTTTCAGTCTGATATACAAGACAAGGTATGAGTCGTCGATTTCAGGATCTTGGTAAACATCCATAACCAGCTGCGCTTCTGGAAAGTGCTTCTTTGCAGCCTCTACCGCTTGTGGGATCACATCGAGGAGCTCGGTAAATTGCAATAGGTATTTCCCCATGCTGTCGAGGCTTTCGATCCGTACCCTCCGGGCCAGCCACTCCATTAAAGTCATAACTCTTCCAAATCTATTACTTCATGGAATCCACTTGGTTTGTCTTCAAAACATACAATATTCTCCGTGGCTAATACCTCTTCAAACCTAGAAACACTGGGCACTTTACCTGTCTTAATGGAAATACATATAGCATGCAAAGTCGTCAACTGAATACCTAATATATAAATGCATGTGTTTATCCAATCAGCCTTATAAGATTCTAATTTTAGGTTAAGGAAATGCGTGAGTTTTTCTAAAATGAATTTTAATTGTGTATAGTTTTGCGCAATAGAGTCTCTTAAAAGAAAATCTATAAAAGCAACTTTATCTACTATACTCTTGAATTCTTTCCATGATATACGATCTGACCTAGGAATAGCATCCCATATTTGTGCTGATGCAGCATAAAGAGGCCCTTCTGCTTCTGCTTCATCTATTAATTTTTTTATGAGTTCTTCTCGAGTCATTGTTCTTCTCCTTTCTTGTTGTGGAATCCATCCAAAAGATTCCTTGCTTGTTCAAAAGTCAAAGCAAGAGGATTTGCATCCAATCCGTCTTTCAGAATATAATGTGCTTGCCTGAAAGTACACAGCCCTTTTTCTCTGCGTTCTAGATGCAAATTTATAATTTGTGAAGCCTCGCTTCTTGTTAGTGTTTCTGCTAAATAGCTATAAGGTTTTGGTAGAATACGTGCTACCCAGGCTACTTGTTTCGGAGTAGCCATTATGGTGGTACGTAATGAGGTTTTTACCCCAATCCACTGCAGTATGTCTAATTTCTTATCTCTTGCTGATCTTTGCAGTGAAAGTAGCAAGGAAATTTCCATTTCAGATACAAGCTTGTCTGCTCTTTTCTTTGCTTCTCTGAGAGATATCCCTTGCTCCATAGATTCTCTGATCAGCTTCCTAGATTTTCCTACCTCACCTTGAGCAATCAGCGCTGTTACATCCAATGGATTCTCTTCATCCACAATCCATACTGGATCAAGGACAAGCAGATCTTTCTTCCCGGGAGCAGGCCTCAATCCTCTTCCAAGCATTTGGGAAAGCAACACAGGGGACCTGGTGGGTCGTAACAGAAGAATTGTATCTATCTCAGGAATGTCTACTCCCTCTGTCAGAAGAAGTGCATTGGAAAGTACCTTGTATTTGCCATTTCTAAAAGCTTCAATCCTATCTTTTTGATCATGGCATTCTCCATCCACATGAACGCACCCGATCCCATTCTGTTCAAAAAGATCACAAATGCGTTTGGATGTTCGTATCATTGGGACAAACACCACGCACCTATTCCGTTCTTTGATAATAGGTATACTAGATTCAATTACAAATTTGATAGCTTCCTCTAAAGCGACAGCTGCCCCTTCTTCAGCAAAATCCCCATTCCTGATCCTCACTCCCGACAAATCCACTTCTACTGGTATCCTGCGAGTCCTTACATCAACTAGATATCCTTGCTCTTGTAACTCCTCTATCGTGATAGAATCACCTACATAAGATTCGAATATATCAGGCACAAGCTCCATCGAATCCCCACGGAAAGGAGTAGCTGTGCAGCCTAAAACCTGATCAAATCTATCTATCAGAGTCACAAAAGATCTGGCTGGTGCGTGGTGCGCCTCATCCACTATCAGACAATCGGCCGTGATGTTGCGTTTTGCTCCCGTGATGATGGAAGATACAACAATGGGCTTCCCGTTTGATCTGGACTCTCCCCAATCCAGACACACAGGAAGCCCGTATGCCTCCATGCGATGGAAAGTCTGTAATACCAGTTCTTCGCGGTGGCAGGCCACTAACACTTTTTTCCCCTCACAAGCCTTTCTCCCTGCCACCTCACTGAACATAACGGTTTTCCCTGATCCAGTGGGAGCAACAAGTAAAATTCTTTTCTTTCCCTCTCTCCATAAGGAGAGAGCTTCTTCTACCTTTTCCCTCTGGTATGGCCTAAGTTCCATTGTATTCATGATATGACAGAATATTTGTTTGTCAACTAAAAAAATATATTGACAGATTGGGTATGTTTGTTAGGATGTTTTTTTATGATAACAACAAAACAATATGAGATATTGAAGGGAATTTTGCATCAATTGCAAAATTATGAAATAGGTTGGAAGGATGTCCTCATACCTGTGTCTTCCAGGAAAAAGAAGAAGCTGGAAGAACTAGAGTCTCTAATAGATCTTCTAGATGAGGATATACTAGAGTTACTGGACATCAAAGAGGATGTCATATGGCTTGAGGTATACATTAAATGGTATCCCTTCTGTTGGTGGGATATGTATATATCCGTAATAGAGCATGCAGAGTGCCAGATTAGGACGATGCTGAAGATGTACGAAAAAGTCAACCTAGGATATACCTATTGGTGGAGAGAACTGGAGGTGTGATATGAATAGAGCTAGAGCGGAACTGATCGGAGATTTGGCTGCACTGATGAATGATATCATAAACAGATGGGAGTATCCACAGACAAAAGATAAATTGGAAAGGGTTATGAAGATGCTCCCAGAAGATTTGAAAAATTTCCTTGCTACTTATGCCAACATGGAAGGAAATGAGGACAATCCTACTGCGGTTATATCAGAGGTGGCATTTGCTACAGGGTACTTATGGGCAATGAACAAATGTTCTTCAGTTTTTAGACGTAAACACTATGGATTGTTAAAGGATTGGAGGGATTTAATAGAGATGTTAGATAACTAGAATGGTGCGGAGGCGTGATATGGAAACAGAAGTGGAGATGCACACAAGAAATATCGGTGAACAAATAAAAAGAACTATGAAAATAGCATTATCCTATGGATTGATACCTGAATTGTGTGATTTGCAGTATGAAATCATGAACCACTGGAAGGATCCCAAAACCAAAGATATGATTATGGAGATTACGGGGAAAATCCCAGAAGATTTCGAAGATCTCAAATACGAATTGAAATATTATGTCAACCGAGAAGAATGCAAGAACAATCCTACTGCGATTATGTCTGTGGTGGCGTGGATCACAGGATATTTATGGGCAATGACAGATTGTGCTTCAGTTTTTAGAAATCCAAATTTAGATGGGTTTTACATACAAAGATTGATTGATGGGATCAAAGTTATTCTAGAAAGAGCAAGAGGTGATATAATCGATGAGTTATGCGTCCTGGAGTATGACATAATAAACTACTGGGATAATCCCCGGACCAAAGAAAAATTGGAAAAGATTATGGGAAAAATCCCGGAAGATTTAAAAAAACCAATAGACTTTTACATGAACAGGGAAGAATACAAGGAAAATCCTACTTGCATCATGGCTGGGTTAGGATTCATAACAGGGTATATCTGGGCAATGACAGATTTTGCCTTTGTGTTGAGGTTTGATCTCTATGAGCTAATAAAGATCTTTTATGAGATTTTGGAAAAGGAACAAAAGAAGCCATGGTTACCAGATTTAGATAAAAAAGAGATTGAAACATGAGAATAGATATATCGAAGGAGGCTACGGTACATTTGAGTCCTAAGGATATAGCTCCAAATAGGAAGATTGAATTCAGCCTGCCTGATGTATTCAAATGGGGACTTTGGAGTTCACCCTATTTTGGGGATTTCAGGGTTTACGTAGACCGATATACGGTTCTATTTACGTCTGGGTATCGGTATTATCCGACGGAGAAATTAGATTTGGAGTTTTATAACTATTTCTTAGGCAAGGATATAAAAATAGAGTTCTTACATAATGTAATTGAGAACGATGCAAACTGGGCCAAAATCAAATTTATGAATATAAGGCCAAATTATATGAAACAAGTACTGATAAAAGAAGCGAAAAATGCTCAAAAGTATGTTGTAAACAAACTCGTAGAAATGCTACGAAAATATGAAGAAAATGTACCTGAGTATGAGATAAAACAAGGGTTCAAAGAAATAATGGAATATCTGAGAAAAAACAATCCTACCCTTTTTAAATTAACGTACATCTGGCTGAAAAAATCACCTGATGGCAAACTTTTTCGGTATCTGCCATATGTAGGGGGATACTTCGATGCAATATTTGATATATGTTGTGCAATGGACACTAGCTTATAAGAGAGAAAACATCAGAATTTATTACAAGAAAGAAGGAGAATGTATGAAAAAACTACTAATGTTGTCAGTTCTTTTGTGTGCCCTGTGTTCCACCACATATGCTTTTGGGAACTTGTTTATGAACCAGGTAGGCACTACTATTTTTGGTCAGTTCAATGGAGAAAACTTCTGGATCAATCAAGTCGGTCCAGTTGGATTAGGTTATGTAGGGAAGAAAAACATATTCTTCTATGAACCTACTTTTGGAACGACTATGACTGTCGGTAGAATTGGGGAAGAAAATATTTGGCTGAACAATGGGAATGCATGGATGAGCTCATTTTGGGATAATTCTGATGAGTGGACGAATGACTCTGACGACGACTAATAAAGAATTTTCGTTGTTTTGAGGATCTCGCTCTAGAGAACCTCGCTAATCCGGAAGATGGACCATTGTAGAGCCCAAACAAATATCAGCCCTCCTCACAATTCTTATTGTTTGATTTGCAATTCTAACTAAACTGACCCAATGAAACCTGAAGATTATTTATACTCACGTGCTGTCTCTCTGCCTTGCCACCTTCCCCAAATCCATATATGGGAACCGCCATTCCCTACTGCTTCACTCTTAGAAAGACTGTGTTGTGTGAAAACCGTAGATGCAATCAAGTCTATTGAATATCAAATGTCTGGTATAGTCTGGATCAAAGGCGAAACAGACAAAGGAGAATGCTGGCAGGCTCGGTTGCTCTTCCAGAATGAAGAAGCAGCGCAGAAATTTGCGGCTCTTTTTGGGAAAAAAAAGCCTCCTAGGTTCCTAGCTCCACCAGATGCGTGGATGATATTCCCAGTAAGGGATGGCAAAGATGAGGATTTGTATATCGTAGAAGGTGGCATCAAGACGGCATCATTCGACCAAAACACAGAAGGAAAGTTTTCTATACTAGGGGTCGCTGGATGCTGGATGGTCATAAACAATGGAGAAGGAAGGTATGTTATACCCGATATCCTCTGCAAGCGCATAGAACAAAAAAAACGCCTTTGGTTAGTCATGGATGGGGATTTTAGGACGAACAAAGACGTGTTCGATGCTATTGTCTCCTTCGTCTTCACTGTTTGGGCTAAAGACCTAAACAAAGAAATATATATTCTGTGCTGGGATAAAGAAAAAGGCAAAGGTATAGATGATTTTCTAGCATCTTTCCCAGAAGAAGAACGGAAAGCTGTGATTTTCAGTGAGAAGTTAGTAGAAAGAAAACCTGTTTTGGAAGTGATCAGAAATGAGAATTCGAAAAGAAGCTCTGAATCAATCCTGTCTACACTCAAAAAAGTAGCTAAATCACTTCCAGAATTAGAAGGCATTTCGCATGAACTAGAAGAAAGGATCAGAAAAGCATTCCCTGGAGTAAGAGGACACCTCAAAAAAATCCTGTCCTTCCAAGAAGTACTCGATGATGAAGAGCAGCCGAAACCACCTGCCGGTTTTCTACAAATAAACCATCAGCTCTTTTATATAAAGACCGAAAGGGGTATACATTGCGTCAGGCTGGGCAAAAAGAACAAATGGATCATAGGGGAACCTATATGCGCTCCGTTTGATAAAATGAGATTCCTTGAAGAAGTGTATTCAGGCAACAAATCTGTAGAAATAGGATTCCATGGAGGGAAAGTTATTGTGCCTATTGGTTCTTACAAGGATCATATCTATATATTCAGACCTATAGATTTCAAGGAGTTTGTCTCAAACGCTTACCAGTCCAAATCATTCCCTACCGAGAAAATAGTGGATAGGGTTGGATTCTTAGGAGACGCATTCATCTATCCAGGTTGCTCAGAACAAATGAAAGAAGGGATAAGATGTCATGGGATGTCTCTAGACAAAATCAAACCAATAGCAATAGAAGAAGCTAAGCCTCTCGTAAGAAAAGCTCTCACAACAAAAAGCGTTTTGTCTATAGCACTATCATTCCTGGCTGGATCATTGTTCGTTAGAAAATTAGAAAGAGCAAGCTGCCTTTATTTGTATGGCATGACAGGCGGAGGAAAGACAATTGTCCTAGATATCATCAGAAGATCTTATGGGGATTTCAAGGACAGACTTGTCTACAAAAAGAGAGAAGAGGATTATCCAATGATATCTGCCGCTCTTTGGTCTTTTCTCATGAGAACATGGCAGGATGTATGCATTCCTCTGGATGAAACCTCTATAGTATGCTTGAATAGACTCTTAATAGAAAGCGGAACAGGGAAAAGAGCTAATCTCGCAAGAGAATCTGATGAAGTCAGAGCAAACATTATAGCCGCTTGTGATATCAATCCAGTCAAGGATATTGAAGAAAATTCTCTTTATAGGAGAACTTTGGTATTCAACATGGAAGAAGCTCCAGAAAGTTGGGGACTGAGTTGGAATGAATTGGATTTTCTCTCTAAGAATACCGCTGGTTGGTACTTCTTCTGGCTGGTCAAAGAAGCAGAGAAGTTTATGAAGATGGAAATTCCTAACCATGAAAACCTTGCAGTTCAGACTTGCTTAGTTGGACTAGAGCTATGGTCAAAAATCTTAGATTGTGATGCGTTGTATGGTGAATTAGGACCTTATATCCTAGAAACATACAATTCATACATGGATTCTCATCCAGTAGTGCAGGTAAAAAGTGGTATAAAAAGCAAAGCAGAGAAGATATTGGACGGTCTTGTGGAGTGGATCTATGAGAGAAAAGACAATTTTTCTAGGGAATATGGCCTAGGAGCTCTAATTGGGTCCAAATATTCATCCTATGGAATGCTGAAATTGGACAGAGATTGTATCCAGCTTTGGATCAACACTGTTGGTTGGAAACATGCGACATATAAGATTGGGATGTCTAGACCTACAATCGTCAAAATACTGAATGATCAAAATCTCCTAGGGGAAGAACGAAGAAGACTAACATCAGGGAAAGGGGATTCGATCCATCACTATATCAAACTAGACCTGAACCTATTCTCCAGAGGCATGATCAACGACCTCTTCCCTGGCAAGGAATAACTTTCATCTGGTACAAATGGAAAAAGATAGATTTGAGAGATATAACCCATTGATAATTAAGCATATATTATTTATTTATTTAATTATTTTATTTTTAAAATATATATATATATATATATATAAATATATGGTTATCTCTACTGTATTATCAATATTTTTAATACAGCATAGTAGATAACACTATTTTTTTTATATAGGTACCATATATTTTTGGGCTTTTTAATTAAAAACTTAAACGATAGAAATGAACCTAGAAAATCTTGCCTCGGACACAGTATCCCAAATACTAAAAGAAGGCATAAAGCAAGGACATTCCCCAAATAGCTGGAAGAATGAACCTTTGAGTTTCCATTTGCTCAAAGGGATCAGGCATGCCACTTCTGCTATGCTACTAATTCAACATCCAGATTTGCCTTGTTCCACTGATGAGGATGCCATAGGACATCTAGAAAGATCACTTTGCAGAATGGCAATGGCGTTGTATGTTCTGAAAATGAAAGGAGAAGAATGAACTACCAGAAACATTTGTATCCTTAGAAGAAGCATAAAAGAGATTCGACGATATACTTTTCCAACAAGGAGCAGCAATTCAACAATTTATCATTATGGAAGACTTACGAGAGAAGATCCAAACTCTAGAACAACGCATCAAGAAACTTGAAGAAGAGGTTAGGGAACTAAAGGCCTATTCACAATTATCGTCCTTTTTATCCACCACCACCACAAATCTTATAGCGTTCCCCGTGTGAGATGAGATGAATGCCGAAAGGCAATGGAGACACTGTTCTTTGTGAGGAGGGCCGATAACTCATTTCAAGTAGGAAGCTCCAAGGGAAGGAGTGGTTCCTACCGGTGGAGCGTCTATTCGGTGGGACTCCACAACAATGGCTCCCTGCCTCGGATCAAATACAGCAATCCAAGGATTTAGGAGTATATGGGAGAGGTAGGTATATAACCAAATGGGACCCCTCCCATATATCACGACCCCATGGCTTACGTCGAGCTCATGTGGAAGCTCGACAGAAAGAAGTTCTCTTGGGTCGAGAACCCCGTTGACTGAGATGCTGAGGATCTGGAAATACTCAGCCGGAATCACGCTTAAAGACAAATTATTCATATTTCTTTCTCCTTTCTGTTATCGTTCCACCCATCCTTTTCCAAGGCCTTGGAGGCCTTGGAAAAGACCTCCTCTAGAGTTTGTTGTGGGGTAATATCTACCCCATGAACTCTGAACCATACCTTCACCCAGGGGAAATACTCCTGGGCAACGGCCTCGTAAGCGAGGCCGATTGTTAAAAGTATGGTATTCGTCCCAGCGCTCTGGGGGAGAACGACCTTCCTGCATGTATATGCAGAGAGCTTACTCCCGAACACTATTCTTAATGTGATCATATTGCCTCCTTTTCTTCTGTTTGTCTCATTATATAGCACAAACTGTACATACTGTTAAGAACTAAACATACGTAAGCTGAGCGTATATTATACTTTAATTTTTTTTTGTAGGAAGGCTTTCTACAAACCATCCCACAAGCCACCTTGTGTTACAGAAGAAGGGACCTTCTTCGCAATCTAGGGATTATCGAGGATTAACAAGTCCCCCTCTTCCTCATCACTCACCACTTTTCCATGCGATGGTACGTATATACGTACCACCCTAGCCCCCTTGACTTTTACACTAGTCTAAAGGACCTTTCCTCATGGTTCTAGTCTATGTAGTAGTCGGAAACGAGTTAATCCGTTTAGTGCGCCTAGATACGTTTCTTTCTAATCAACCCAAAGCTAGCGCTGAAGCCTTCCATGACACCATCAAGGAGGGGAAGGTCCCCCTCTATGTCATCGGAAGAGCGATTTGGGCTCCTATACGGGACCTTCGAAAAATAGCCGAATCGCTGAAAAAGAGAGAAAGGCTTGGGGCTGGGGGCGCATACCAAATCGTGCGAGCCATTCCTCCCGAATTGGTCCATGCAAGAGAAAAAGAAGAGGGAGGCACAGAGTAGGTGGTGTATTCCTAAGCCTGGACCTGTCCCCTGGAGGCTTTTCACTGTGGGCGAGGCCCCAAAGAAAATTTCTTGGAAACACCTTGGCTTCGATTTAGGTGAGCTCGCGCACAAGGCAAGAAAGCTACAACATGAGAAAGGGCTCTCCCGCTGGGGGGCGTGCATAAAGATAGCCAAACAAGCTTTAGAGCAAAAAAAGCAAGAGGATCCAGACGTAATAAAGAAGGCCACAAAAAAGCTAGCTTCCTCCACAGGCAAGGATCCCCGTACCATTACGCGTGCTGAGGTTGAAAATAAACTAGCCGACGCCATCCGCCACAAGATCTAAAGATAGACGCTTCTTCATATCCCCATAGACACAAAAAACTTTGGAGTAAACACAACTCCAAACTCCCTGCTACCCCTACGCCTGTGTAGTTTAGGGTAGTATGAGTGAAAATTTTTTTCTTATTCAAAAAAAGGATTTAGATCGATTGGTTCGGGTAGAGGATCATCCACAATGGCTCCAGAGGGCTATTTACCAAGCTTTTTGGGAAGAGAAGCTACATCTTTACATCATTGACAAACAGATCTGGATTGCCCTGACCGACCTTCAGAGGATCAAAAAACTCCATGATGAGATAAGGCTAGAGATTTGCAAGGAAGAGAAACAAAAAGTCGGGGAAACCAACGCTTCTCAAATTATCCAAGCTATTCCACCAGAAAAGGTGGCAGCTAGCACTAAGGAAGACCGGCCAGAGTAGGTGGTGTATTCCTAAGCCTGGACCTGTCCCCTGGAGGCTTTTCACTGTGGGCGAGGCTGCTAAAGCCCTCTCAGTGCATCTAGCCAATGTACGTAGGTGGATCGTAAGCGGTCAAATTCAATTCCGTAGGCTAGGGAAGCTTGTCCGCATTCCTGAGGAGGAGCTTGCCAGGATTGCCCAGGAAGGATTGGGCTTCTCTAGGAAGAAAGTTAGGCATGTCTAATTTAGTCATGTCTAAACTTTTATTCCACGGCATTCCAAAACATGAAGTTATATCTTACAACGCATCGATAACATGATGGATATCAACAACATAAAGTTAGGCATGTCTAATTCGACAAAGCACTGATAATGAAGGACTTAATTCTCTACTAATTTAGTAGACTATTCATAAGTCCTTGATGCAGAAGGCTTTAGGCAGACGCGAACAAAAGCCGCCTCGACCGCAGGTCGGGCAGGCTTTTGAAAAGCGCACCACCTCTTATTTTTTCCAAAAAAAAAATAACAATAGTAAATTGACACATATAGACATATAGATAATATTTATTAAGCTGGGATACGTTATGATTTAAATTTCCTAAAAATCCAAATTTTAACATAACCTATTCCAGCCCAAAATGTTATGGCAGTATTTCCAAGATATACAATTCCAAGTATAACCTCGGATGAGGATTTCCTGAATGCTTATGCCAAAGTGTACCGGCTAGAATGTTCTAAATGGAAGGAAGATTCTTGGGGCAATAGAGCATGGGAGTTGTTCTTGAAGAACCATATAAAGGAAATGGAAAATTGGCTTGAGCAGTCAAGAGAAAGGTGGGTTTTGTACAAAGCTTTGAATGAGATATTCAATAGCAAGATAGCCATGTGTTTTATGGCGTACATGATCAAGGCACTCAAGAAAAATAAGGATGTTAATGATCTTTTAGTTGGGATAGGAGGAAATTATACGAAATGGTTATGGGCTAAAGCTTGCGACTGTAAAATAATGTATGAAAATGGGTTTCTAAGGAAGGAACTTTTTTATGTGAGATTCCATAGATATTTCATTTTCCATTTCCATGCGTATTCAGAGAAGAAATTTACTTATTACAGCCCAAAGATTTATTGGTATGAGACATTGAGGAGTGCTTTAGCTTATTGGTTTAAGATATGGTACAAGAACAACAGATGGAGGGGTTGGGAGCCGGACATGTGGTTTAGAGATGACATAGCATGTCCTGAGTGGCAATTGAAATGGGCCAAGGTACTTATCAATTCATGGTATTTAGCTCCATCGGATAAGGAGAGGTATGATATAATCAGACCTTTGGCTAGGGAAGTAGTACTTGCGCAGGGTGATGACAAGCCTTATGGTGAGGTGCCGTTGGTATGGTATGAAGGTAGGGGATATAGAGAGGATTTGAACGAAGAGTTTATTAAGCTTGCTAGGGTGACAGAGATGTGGAGGGATAATAAGAATGAGCTCGCCAAGATTGATGAGGAATGAGAAAATATTGGGAATGCTCCAAAAAAATTACTACTCATATTCAGCACTTAGGAGGGCTGGGTTTTCCCATTATTGGAAGAAAAGGATAAAAGCAATCCCAATACGCATAGGCAGGGGGGTGTATTATCCTAAGGGAGAAATAGATGAATTTTTGGAGTCTAAAGGAATGCATATTATTGACAGAGGTAATTTTGTGTACGAGATAGAACTGACACCAACAATCAAACAGAACAAGGAGGATCAACCAGAAGTTGATTGTGAAGCATGAACGAAACAGGCACGGAATCGGCCAAAGATTTTTTCATTTTATATCGGTTGAAATACTTAAGGGAGTGTTATGACTCACTGCTTCTCCGCTGTTGGATGATTTCTAAATATTATAAGAACAAACCCCAAAAAGTAGAAGAATTGATTGAAGACATAATAAAACTAAATGATCAGATACAACAAACAAGCTTAGTAGTTACGCCATTACCTGAACCAGTCAGGATATGTTCACAAGCAGTTGTGAATACATTGCAGGAGTTGAATGAGAAATCCCTATATACAGAGGAAATGATATCTTATATTGTTAGTGCTTCAGTGGAGATGGAGGATGTATTGACACTATTTATATTGAAAACAATCAAACAGAAAGGAGTTGATTAGGATGAACAAAAATGTAGGCAAAGAATTCCTTTTATTTTTGTATCAGCTGAAAGAATGGTGCGACGTATCATGTTTCCGCACTAAGAACAAACCCCAAAAAGTAGAAGAAATTGTCAAAGACACGATCAATATATTCGATTATATACAAAAAGAGAGCAAATTGCCTGAAGAAGTTAGAGAAGGTGCAAGAACAGTGGTGAATACATTGAGGGAAATATAGTGTTGTGGAGGAAATGAACGATTTATTACCAGGAGTGATATGGACATCAATCAACTAGCTCCCAACAATACTTGGCTTATAGCAGCCAAAGAGAAAGAGTCAGAACTCCTGTCTTTAGGCGTGCCCAAGGGTAGGATATTAGATAGTTTGAAGGATGCAGCAAGGTGGGGTCTTTTACCTGATGGGCATGAGTATGCAATTTATTCATTTAGGAAGCGCAATGGTGAAATGACATGTTTAGGCTTCCCTATGATAGGGGGCTTAAGGAAAATATCTCTTTCTTCAGGCAAGGTATCCATTCTAAATTCCAACGCTATTTATCCAGGCCAAAAATGGGAGTATAGGGAAGGCTCAGACCGTGTATTCGTTCACCATGTAAGCTCATCAGACAGGAAAGGCAATCCTACGCATGTATATGCATTCGTGAAGTTTGTGGGGGGCGACTGGGATGTAGAGCTATGGTCCTGGGATGAGGTAGAAAAGTTCAAGGAAACTATAGGCAGGAAAGAGGAATGGGGGAGTGTGTGGGAAAAATTCCCTGTAGCTATGGCCAAGGCTAAAGTGACGAAGAAACTTTTGAGCCGTTATGTGATTGTACCCGAGGATGAAGAAGATGGACAAACCATATCCCAAGATACAGGAGTTGAAGAGAAACCTTCCGAGCGCAAGCCAGCTGTGGTTAGCTCAGAAGTGTCGGGCCTCTTGGATTGAGAGCAAGGCGGCAAAAGAATCCGGTCTCTTAGCTCCACCTTCTCCATCGATGCAGATAGGCAAAAGGCTGCATCATGTGCTTTCAGAAGAGCTGCCGCCTGGGACAGACGAAGAGAAGGAACTTCTTGAATGGTCAAGGAGCGTAGTGTCAGAACTTACCAAAGGCCTGACTGTGTTATATGACTACAAGGAACTGGTATTAAGTCGGGTGGGTGAGTATGTAGGCAGGGCTGACAGGGTGATTGTTACACCTCAGCTTTTGATAGTGGTGGATTGGAAGACAGGTTACAATGATGTAGACATGCCTGGTGAGAACCTGCAGCTCAAAGCTTATGCACTAGCTGTTATGTCCTGGTGGAAGAAAGACTGCATGGTAGTGGTAGGCTATACAATGGACAGGCGTATTGAGAAAGACATATTTCCGTATACAGAGGTATGGAAACTAGAGAATGAGATTTTTGGGATTTATGAGTCAGTCAAAGAAGAGTATACGTATGGTCCGCATTGTCGGTGGTGCGCTGGAGCAGTGACGTGTCCGAAGATAGGTGAATTATGGAAGGAAATGCTTTCAGGAATTCCTCGTATAAAAGAGGATACAGGCAAACTTTTTCTGATAGTGAAAGTGATAGGCGAGGTGATATCGGGACTAGAGTCAAGGCTCAAGGAAGAAATTATGGAGAAAAAACGAAGTGGAGAAAAGTTGCCAAAAGAGGTTATGGTTTATATGTCTAAGAAATGGCAACTTCCACCGCTCAAGGAGCTTTGGCCTCTATTAAAGAAAATGGGAGTTAAGCCAGAAGATGTATTAGAGAACAGCTATGCAAAAGAACAATGGATCAAAAAAATCCTCGATGAAGAAAGCTTCAAACAAATCGCAAACCCAGTTCACTTCCCTGTCATCAAACTCTCAGGCACCTCTTGATTTAGAACTTTTTGCATATTTCGCAAGTTACCTACAATTCGTCTCCAAAGAGAAGGGAATCACCAATCTTAGGCTTTATGACATACAAAAGTTTATATTACAGGAGCTTTGCAAATATTTATCCCAGGGTATACGTAAATTCATATTCTTGAAATCCAGGCAGATGGGTTGCACAACGCTGTTTTTGGCACTGGATCTTTATTGGCTTCTTACACATAAAGGTGTGTCTTTAGCTATAGTGGCTGACAAGGTTGATACGATGCTAGCTATACGCCAGGCCTTTAGGTTTATGGTGAAGAGCCTACCCAAAGATGTGTTCGATGTAGAAGTACTAGGTGATGATAAGGATGCAATGATATTGCCTGAGGGCAGGGTGATATACTGGCGTCATGCTGGGTCTAGGCGTACGGAGAGTGATAGAAGTGGTGGTAGGCTCGGTCGTGGTACAGGCATAACCTGTGCGCATATGACTGAAGTAGGGTATTGGAAGCATGATAGTGAGTATGATGCTATACAGGCATCCTTTTCTGAAATGCATCCAGCAAGGTTTGTAGTAGAAGAAAGCACAGCTGGCGGGGCAGGACTTTTCAAAGAACTGTGGGAACAAGCAGAGAGTGGGAACATGGTAAGCAAGCGTGCCATATTCTTGCCATGGTGGAGGGATAGTCGATATGATTTGCCAAGAGACTCAGAAGCGTTCAAGCATTATGTGAAGGCTGATCCGATAGATGGAGAATTGGATTGGGTGTATGAAATCAAGGATAAGTATGGAGTAGAGCTTAAGGACAGTCAGATTGCTTGGTATAGGTACATCGTAAATGAAAAGTACAGGGGAATGATAAGTAGGGCCTATGAGGAATTCCCTCCACTTCCAGAAATGGCATTCCAGTATCATCAGAACTCGTTTTTCAGTTTTTCATTGATCAAATCCCATGCTGATGAATTGAGGGAGAACCCTCCAGCAGAACTCAAGGTAGGTTTTCAGTTCGGAACATGGCTACATGACACAGTGGCAAACGAGAATCCAGAAGGATCACTTACGATATGGGAAAAGCCAGAAACAGGCATGAAGTATGCAGCGGGTTGTGATCCGAAGTATGGTAGCCTGGAGAGTGATTGTGCAGCGTGCATATCGGTTTGGAAATGTTATAGTGATAAGATAGTGCAGGTAGCTGAATTCAATGATCCGAATGTATCATGCAGTCAACTTGCATGGGTGATTGCGTATTTGAGTGGGCTTTATCATCCACTTTATGTAAACATAGAATTAGGCGGAGGAGGCTATGCTGTGTTCCAAGAAATGCAAAGAATACAACAGGAGTACACAAAAGAAGGCTCTAAGATTGTACATACAGGAGGAGGGCTAACGCATACGAATTTTATAGACTCAGTGATGCATTATATATGGAGAAAGCCAGACGCTTTAGGTGGAGGGGGAGCGTATCATTGGAAAACTAGTCATGACAGCAAGCTAAAGTTATTACATCAGTTCCGTGATGCGTTTATGAGAGACATGCTGCATGTGAGATCACTCATGTTATATGAGCAGATGTCATTCTTTCTTGAGGATGAGAATGATGTTTGGTCAGAGGAGACAAGCGATCGCGTAATAGCTGCAGGGCTTGCTGTACAGGTGTATTTCGATGTTCTGTACAACATCCTCATTGAAGAAAAAATATTTTGGGATGGGAAGATAAGCAATAGTTCTCTCTTGCAATCAGAAGAAACCCAAGTACATTCCCTGAAACCACCTACGAAGGAGGAATTGATTAGGCATTGTATATACTCTTTTATAGGCAAGCAATTAGAGAAACCGAAAGATCCTTTAGAAATATGGAGGCAGAAGAAAAGAAATGACTTTGTACAAATGCAGGGGGTGCGGCGCAGTTTACAAAAGCGTCGTTAAAGTATGCCCATCATGTGGCAGCAAATCATGTATAGCTGTATACAACGTAGAGGAGGATGATATACCTAACAAGAGAAGTCCTAGATACGACTTCCAAGTATCCAAGAGTGAAGTAAGGAAAAAGCTCAAACGTATCAACAAAATAGCTGAAGTGCAGCTCAAAAAGATGGGGATTAGTGATTATCCATACAATCCTGATGGTACATCTAAGATGAGCAAGATTGTGAAAGAAAAATCATTAAAAATCATCAAGGATAGCGCCAAAGGAACTCCACTTGAGAACTCGGCTCAGCTGGATGATTCAATGAATTTCTGGGGATTACAGTTTGGGGGCCAGAGAATAGACGGAAGAAAGTTAAAACAAATGAACTTCCAGCCTCAAATAAGTCTAAAAGATGCAGCTCCCAATCTACGTGATGTAGAAGAAGGAATATCTAGGAATCTCATAAATGTTATAAATGCAAATTGAGAAGAAACTAGAGCATAGACTCACTCAAGTTCAGAGAATATATGAACTTTGCACTTCTTCTCAACAGCGCAGAAGAAGCAACCTAAGGAAATGGCGAGAAGCCTATGATTATGGGAAGACAGAAAGAGAGGTAGGTTCCTCGAGTGCTTTGCGCAAGATACAGCCATTCATCAACTTTTATGCCTCTCTTCTTTATCTTCCTATAACAACAAAACTCAAATTAGATTTCAATGGCGATCAAGACATCGATCTGCCCAATTTTGTGCCGAAATCTTCTGCTGCAACAAGCTACATCAACAAATGTTTCCAAACAACAAATACGGATATAGTCATAAGCCAATCTGTTATAGAGAGCCTAATAGGCGGATCGGCTTTTATAAAATTCACCTTAAGAGAGGATGATATATCAGGTTATTCACTCCAAGCCAATCTAGTTCTTCCTGAGCAAATGGGGGTATGGAGAGAAGACAGCAACTCGTTAGATGATCAGGAAGTTGTGACATTCATGACCAAGCTCACATTCCCAGAATTAAGGAGGTGGCTGTATTCTAACCATCCTAAGGAACGGGCTAAGAAGATATTAGAAGAAATAGTGGCTAGAGGTTTTGAGGATGGTCAGACCATGGGAGAACAGCAAGGGCTTCTTGTGGTCACAGGCGCTCCTGGAGCACCCCAGGTTACTACGCATCCTGAAGCTATAGCCGATATGGTCACATACAATCCAGAAGTAGCTGCCTCGTTGTATGATTATAAGGAGATATGGGTATGGGATGATGAGTTAGAGGATTATAGGGATATAGTCACAATAGGCGATTCAACTATAGCCTTTGATTCAGGCGATCCAGAGATGGGAGGTATTCCTGGTAGACCTAATCCATTCATTGAAGGCGAACATCCGTTTTGCCAGATTGTAGTGGATGTGAAGAGTGGATGGTTTTGGGGCAAGAGTTTTGTCGAAGACATAAGCCTAATACAGGACTGGATCAACGATAGACTTCTTCAAATAGATCTTTTGTTCCAATTAGCATTGGATCCACCAGTTGCGTTCGTAGGACCGAATCTTGCGTTGTCGGAAGAGAAAGTAAACCAATTCTTTTCCCCAGGTGGTAGGATAAAGTTAGGAACTCCTAACTCAACTGTACAAGTATTCTTTCCCCAAATCCCTGAATCCTCAATGCCGCTTATGGAATATATGGAAAGACAAATGCATGAGCAGGCCAACCTTGGTCCTATTTTGTTAGGGAAAGAAACACAAGGTACTAAAGGTGCAGAGCATGCAGCAGTATCGGCGGTGATGGGATCCAGTGATGTATTGAGAAAGAGTATCCTTTTAGAGAAGCAAATAGAAACCATTGTTAATAAGATGTATCATGCACTTAGGACGTATAATACTACGAAGCTAGTTGATGAGAATGGACTTGCATTCATACTAGCTCAACTTCCTAAAGGGGTGAGTGTAAGAGTAGACTCTCATTCATCAAGTCCAGTAATGCGAGGCAGAAGAGAAGCACTGATCAAAGAACTATTCCAGGCAGGGATTATAGACGGCAAGACAGTTTTAGAAGAATTTGAAAGCGATCTTTCATTAGGCGAGCTTGCGATGCAAAGATACGAGAAGATGGAGAAGCTGCGCCAGATAGCTCAGGCCGCACACGAAGTCGAACAACAAGCCAAGAAAAAATAATTCTCTATTACTAATCCTATTGATAAAAATCTGTTGACTTTTTTTATATTCTCTATTAAGTCTATAGAGAAAGGAGGGAATTCTACATGGACATAAGCAAAATTCTGAGATTTGAAAGACATAAAAGGAAGCATGAAAGAAAAGGCGGTCGGAGGAGATAATAGTGCCTGAGGGAAGCGATTTACCAATTGCCAATCCCCAAGACCTGGAAGGGGCCAGCCCTGGAGGTGGCCCCCAGCCTCCTGGTCAGTCTGCTCCAGAAGGTCCAGGTGGTGCTCCAGCCGAAGGGGTAACATCCAAGGCTGATCCTGCGGCTCAAATAATGCGAGCTCAGGAAACGCTAAGAGAGGCTATGGCAAGGTTGTGGGCTGCTGTGCAAATGTATGGAATATCTAGCGAGGAGGGCAAACAAATTATAGCTTCCATGCACAGGCTAAGCAGAATCACATATGGTAGAGGCAAAGAAGGTACAGCTCTGACTGAACTTATGACATTGGAAAACCAAAAGGCTAACCTCAAGGCAAGGCAACTTCCGACACCACCAAGTCCTGCGGGACTAGAAGCTGCAATGAATGCATAGGGAGAAACAAATATGGCTTTAAAACCAAGAGCAACACCAGACAGAGGCGATTCAGTAAAAAAGAAATGGAAGTTCTTTTACAACAGAGCTCCCAATCCTGAATTCCCTTGTGGTTATCAATTAGTGAAGAAAGGCGAAACACAGAAGGTTACGAAGAGAGGCACACATGAAGCCCAGACATAAATTTGAGCCTAGAGGCAATCCTATGCGATTCCTCAAACGTGTATCAACGACATACTCTACGATAGCCACTATAGGGGGGGAGGAGGATAAGTATGTAGACAGGTTTGTTGATGAGAACAGGAAAGAGAACAGCACGTTATGGAGAGATCCTAGAGGATCTGTGAGGAGGGCAGGCAAATGGCAATGACAGATGAACAATGGGCTCAAATAGCCAAGGATGCTTGGGCGGATCCTGAGCTATCTAAAGAAGTTAGGAAATGGTATTCGAAGAAATACAAAGTACCCCTTCCAGATGTTGAAGCGGAACGAGTGGCGGAAGAAAAGCTAGAGCCTATCAAGAAAGAATTAGAAGAGCTAAAGAAAACAAAAGAAGAATTGGATTTTGAAAAAAAAGAAAGAACGAAGAGGGAAAAGGCAGGACTTTATGCGAAAGGCTTGACTGACGAAGACATCAACGCAGCTATAAAGAAATTAGCAGAAAAGGGAATTTATATAGACAACTATGAATTGCTTGAAGAATTAAGAATGCATCCAAAATTCCAGGACATTATCCCAAAGGCACAAGCAGCCAAGGAAGAAGAACTGCCACCCTTAGATATAAATCCAGAAGAGTATGTGAAAAACAGGTCTGCCGTCCGGAGAAAAACATTAACTCAGGTATTGGGAGAGGCAGAAAAAAAATTCGGAGGTCTTACACCAAACAAATTATTCGTTTCAGCTAAAGATTACATACCAACAACAAGGAGATAAGATAGATGCCGCAGCTAGGAGTAGGTTTAGTTCCCCAATCGCCAGTAGGTGTATCACTAACATATATTACATCACGTGGTATATTGCCAAACGTATATCTACAAGTTTTCACTTCGACTCCAACCTTGTTCTTGCTTCTTTCAAATAGAAGCGAGCATACAGGTGGTGTTAGTTCTATCTCTGCGCCTGTGGTGATGGACAATCTGACACCTGCGCAGTGGATAAGCTACAATGCTAATTTCGCTCCGCCTCCATTCGATCTGCAAGGGATGATGCTTGCAGAATGGAACACAACGGTGTGCGGTGTTCCTGTTCCTATAAGTTTGCCAGAATTGCTCTTACAAGAAGGCAATGCGATATTGCCAATTCTAGATGCTCGGTGCAATTCAGTTGCTCTTGCGTTCCAAGATGCTTTATCCAATGCTATTTTCGGAAATTCTTACAATGGTGGAAATACGCTTGCCTTGGAAGGATTCCCTGACGCTATAGACAATGGGAATCAAATTGCAACCTATGGAGGTATTCTTAGGGGAGGCACAAACGCATTGTACCCTCAATTTCAATCTACTGTATATCAATTAACTGGCTCGCCTCTTCCAACAAGACAGGATGTTATACAACGCATCACTGGTGTAGCCAGGAAAATGGGTGAAAAACCCACGGCTTGCGTTATGGGGTTCGGCACATGGGCAGCGTTAGCGGAAAGCTTCGTAGGAATAGAAAATATGTATTTAGTTCCTGGGCAAGAGAATAGATCTCTGACTTACCATTCTGGATTTGATACGTTAATGGTAGCCGGAGTTCCTATATATCCGGACGTGTATTGCCCAGAAGGAATAATGTATATCCTCAACACGAATTATCTGAAAATTTTTGTGCATGAGGATTTGTATTTTTCCTGGTCAGACTGGTACAGCTTGATACCTTCCTTCTCATTGTCTTTTATTGGAATCGAGCTTTTTTCAGGACAATTAGTTAACCTTAGGCCGAATTCTTGCGGTGTTGTTCAAGGATATGGATATATAAGCTTTTAATAAAAGGAGAATAAGAATATGCCGATGACGCCTGGAGTAAACTTTGAATTTCCCACTGTAACCTCTCCGCCGGCTTCCATACCTGGCGTAATGGAAATAGGGGGTCAGCCTCCGTTTTATCAGAACGTAGTTCCTGGTGGCAGCGTATCCATAGCAGCGAGTGGTGCAGCTAGCTCCTCAAGTCTTGGGATTGTGTCTCAAGGGCTTTTCGTAGTTTTGTTACCAGCTGGGGTAGCGATTCAATACAACACGAACAACCCTAACTATGGTGGTTCTTCTAATTGGGTAACCATAATCCCAGCCCAATCAGCTGCGACATGGCTTACTCTGATATTAGATGGAGAGAATTTCCAGTTTGCGAATACGAGTAACGCTGCGGCGGCTGTAACAACAATTCTAGCAATACAACGATGAAACGCATAAAGATAACGAACAGGACTGATTCTCCTATGGTGTTTAAATATGATGGCAAGGTGTATGAAATAGGGCCTAAAGAATCTGCAACCTTGTCTCCTGATGTAGCTGCGCATGCGTTTGGGGTTGTGGTGAGGGATGGCAAACTAGAGATAGACAAAGAGCTTTTCAAGCGTGCTGCGCTTATGCGTGGGTATGGATGGATGATAGTAAGGGATCCTAACATTCCGAATGGGCACAAGCTTATACCTGAACGATTCGAAGAGTTTAGAAAAAGTTTTTCAGCAAGCCTTATTGAAGTCAAAGAAGTAGAAGTAGCTTAGAAGATGTGGGCTGGACATTACAACAATATATCACATCCGTTAGAGAGAAGCTCCATGATTTGAATGGGAACTTCTGGTCTGATCAATTGCTCACAGATTATATTCAAGAAGCTAGAGCTAAAATATTATTCGAGTCGGGATACACAAGGGCCCAGATTCTTGTTCCCATAGAACAGCTTGTTCCCACATATTCAGTATTTGTTAGCAGAGCATTGGGCGCTCCGCAAAACATCACCCCTCCATTTCAGTTCCCAGCAAATCAAGAAAGGTATTATTTAGGAAATTTCTTAAGTTTGTTAAATGCTGAATCTATCACTGATGTTATAGACATTACGGTTGTTTGGGGGAACATTAAATATCCTCTCAATTATTTTGTTTTTGAAGAACTCAATGCAGTACTGCGTCCGCTTTTAGGTTTCTCCATCATTCCAGTGGGGTATTCTTTTATACCAGAAACCCAGATGATTATCATAGCACCCATGCCTGCGGTCAACATGCCTTTTGAAATGGATCTTGTGTTTGAAATGCAAAGGGAAATTCCATCGGGTGGAGATTTTATCAATACATTCGAGCTCAAAATGGCTATTGTGTTTTTAGCTTGTTCCTATGCGAAGAAATATGAGGGGAGGCTTCAAGAAGAGATGAGTTTCCTGCAGGAGCATGAGTATTATTTAAGCAAGTACGCAGAACACTGGGGAGGACAAGTCAGAAAGCGGAATCCATACGCACGCAGTCCTTTCCCAAGGATATAATTGTTTATGCCTAACAACCAACAGAATTCATTTGTATACGGACGCATAGGTGGGGGATATTCTATAGGACAATTCCCAAGCCAGCCGAATTTAGGTGCTGAACAGAACATTGATTCACGCCAATATTCTTTCAGCACATACCAAGGACTTTCTAGATCTAGTAGTAGATTTACGATAAGCGATGATTTGTTCTGGGACCAGGTGAATCTTGTATCTATGGCAACGGAGAGCCTGAAAGCCATATCTGGATTGAGTCCAAATACTATTGCCAATTGGTCTGCATCCGTCAATACAACTAGTTATGTTCCACTCTATTGGATCAGGTATTTCAATCTAAACGGTACGGATTATATGGCAGTGATGCTCAATCAAACATTAGAAATATGGGACATAAACAGTGGCACCATGACTACATCTATGAGTGGGCTTAGTGGAGTCAATACAGATATAGCAGTATGGTTAAACGAAGTACTCCTCATCATAGATTCTACTGGATATTATTCTTGGAATGGGTCCACATTTACCACAATTAGCACTTCCCAAACAGGATATAGAATAGTTGTATGGATGGGGTGTGCCATCATTGCAGGAGGTGCGATGAACAGGGTATTGACTTTTACTGCACCTGGAACTTATAATGGGTTTGGGCTTGGTAGCATTTCATTCCTACTCACAGACTCTTCTCTTGATGGGCAGATTGTATCGATGGTTCCCTATGGACCTACACTGTTGATATTCTTCCCTAATGCTATTTATCAACTATCAGATTTATCAGTAACTAGCATGGGTCTTACTGTTGTATCCAGCCAAATGTTAACCAATGAAGTAGGCTGTCCTTTCCGTTGGGGAGCGACTTCGTTCGGAAGTACTATTTATTTCATCAATTATTATGGCGTATGGGCAATGAATGGTGGAGTGCCTGTGAGGATATCCGAACACTTCAATGGTTTTTTTGATCCATTGGTTCAGGAAAGCATAAGCTTTGGAGCGAGTGTTTCTATAGGACAAACTTTACCTGCAACAAATTATATATCTTCAGGTACAGCTCAACTTTCTGGTAGACCATTTGTATGGTTCTTTGTTCCCTATCAGTATGACGCGCAAGATAACGGATGGGATTCTTTCATGTTCATATGCGTGAGTGACATGGGGGATATATTCAGGATAAATGCGAATGCAATCAATTTTGTGAACAAGAATCCTGTATTTGCTAAGACATATTATGTAGGCGGAAATCCATGGATAGCATTGGCTGTATCCGACACTTCTGGGAATGGGGCTATTTATACATTGAATTCACCTAGCAGTGGACAATCATTACCCTACCTAATACAGACAAAATATTATGATTATGGGAACTCTCCCATATATTGGAAAAAGCTTTATAAATTAGGAATAGGAGCACAAGGCATCCCAAGTATATCAATTCAAGCTCAGAACGAAGCTACTGTTTCTAATACTATTTCATTCTATACTTCTGGCATAACGTATGTTGGCAACACTTCAGGCCAAGTAGTATGGTTATCTAACAGTTCAAATCAACTGGTGTATATGACAGGAACACAAGCTTTATGGTCATGGGTTGCGAGTGATATAGACATGTGGGGGAGGATGATAGCATTTAATTTTTCAGGAAATACCTTGCCAGGAACAAGGAATCAGATTACTGATATAGGATCAGAATTAGAAATGTCAATGCCTTGGGGAACACCTTAATAATATGAGCGCACAGAAAAGTTTTGGAGGCTACAATCCTAAAGGATTTATCCGCTATGACATGGAGAAGAAGAACTTCAGTTCCAATTGGATGGAACTAATGAAGAACTTCAACATTCTTACTAAGACTGCTGGGTATTGGGACCATATATCAGGAGCCACGAACCCAGGCTCTGTACCAGTGCGTGATACAAACGGAAGAATACAGGCGGCTGATCCAGCAGCGCCTCAGGATTTAGTTACAGTCAACTATCTGAACAACACAGCAAGCAGCACTTCTCCGACAGCCAAAACCCTAGCTATGCGAGATTCTAGTGGGGTGTTGTGGGCAGCAGACCCTAATGCTTCTGACACACAGGGTGTTGTTACAGTCAACTATCTGAACAACACAAAAATATATGCAAACACAGTGGCGAAAACTAATGTTAGCGCACCAGCCGTAGCATGGACTGCTATTCCATTGTCTTCTATATCTAGTTCCGTAGGCTCAGGTTGGAGCATCAATTCTAGTGGACAGTTAGTAATTCCAGTTGCTGGGAATTATATCATTGTTGTCAATGCATCGGCTATGAATGTAAGTATTACTCAGGTATCATACTATGTAAATGGTGCTCTATCTGCTGATAAAACCAGTGTTGCTTCATACATTAGCAATAACTCCGCAGGCTTTATAATGACAATAAACACATTAAATGCTAACTCAACGTTACAACCAGCTGTCTATAATGGATCTTCAAGTGCAGTCACAGTGGGAGGAATTATTTATTTCAAGGTTATAAGTCAATAGGAGGAGAAAAATATGGCAAGACCAGTTACGCTGCCTTTCAATGTGGCTAATGCTACAGGGACACAGACAAGTCCATATCCATTAGCCAATTTCCAACAGAACTATACAGCATTGCAAAGTGCGATCAACGATCCTGCGTCAGGATATGTGAATTTAGTGTATGACACAGGCACAGCTAATGCTTATGCAGGCACACTCAATCCTGCACCATCGGCGATGGTGTCAGGACTTACCGTAGTCTTGAAAATAGCTAATTCTAACACAGGTGCTTCAACTTTCAATCTGAACAGCTTAGGCGCTCAGCCTATAGTGAACATGATGGGGCAGGCACTTAGCGGAGGAGCTCTGCCTGCTGGTGGATATGCAGTCTTGACTTATGACGCAACGGCAAGCCAATGGGTGTTGACAAACGTAGTGAACTTACCTTCGATATTAAACATTTCTACATCCGACACTCCAAACACGTTAGCCCAGAGGGATAATAGCGGAATACTCTATGGAGCAGATCCAGCTTCTACGGATACTCAGGGGCTTGTTACGGTAAATTATGCGAACAACAATCTAGTTGCTTCTTCATTGCTTTCTGTAAATCCAAACGCCAATACTGTGGCATTGAGGAATTCAAATGGTATCTTGTACTCAGCCAATCCAACTTCAAGCGATACTCAAGGTACAGTAACAGTAGGGTATTTGAATTCAATCACTTCTGTTTCGAATAAAGCTAATATGATAGCTCAAAGGGATGCAAATGGCGTACTTTATGCGGGGAGTCCACCGGCCAATAATTCTAGTGGGGTTGTCAATCTTGCGTATCTTCAGAATGCTGTAGGCGCTATAACTGGATCCGCTTCCAATACTGGTAACACCATAGCGGTTCGGGGTCCAGAGGGGAACGCTCAATTCACCAATGCCTTGCCGTGTATGGTTCTTGCAAATCTTAACATGAATGCTTCGGGGAATGTACCTGTCAGCAGTATTGTCACAAATTATGGAGGCTGGACCACTAATTCTAGTGGACTGCTGGTTACTCCGGTATCAGGAGTTTTTATAGGCGGAGTTGTATGCTGGGCGTCTTATATTTATCAAACTTCTTTTACTTTATATTCAGGTAGCACAGTGGTCGGTGGAGCAATTGTAGGATCTGCTACTACAGATTATGGTACACAATCGGGATCATTCAACATTACGTCAGCATTCTATTCTGCAGCTAACACAGTATTCTATTTAAAAGCTGGTGCAGCTATTGGGAACAATGGACTTATTTGGGCGGTACGCATACCGTTTACCTCTTAGGTGAGGTCTTCTTTTTAGGCCTACATGCCAATATACCTCATTTGGCTGGTACGTATGTACGAACCATTTGAGCCATGCCTTAGGATTCCTACCAGCGAAATAGATAATATGCGCAATGTTTCCTTCTTCTATGTCGAATATGCACCAGCTTGTTCCGTCCTGGCTTCGGATGATTCTGCCGCGGTTATATAGATAGACTAGGTAGCCCATGAGTTGGAATTCTGGTTCTTTTTTCCAGCCGTGCTCCACAAAAAAACTGTAGACATCCCCTAGAGTTTCAGGTATTTTCATGACATATGGGAGAGCCTAATATAGATTACGAGAAGTTGCAACCGTTTGCTAAGGCCGGCCAAAAGGAATCTTCTTTGTACGACGAGAGGTTGTGGGAAGAAAAATGCTTGATTTGTGTATCTGGACTGCAAGCTAAGGAGACTATAAACAATGGGCGACAGTAATCCTAATTATGGTCCGCTTGAGGCCGCTGCTAACATTGGACTAGCAGAATCTAGTCAGTACAACCAAGCGTTCTGGCAAGGACAACCTCTGCCTGGAGTGCCTGTGCCATCACCTGATCAAAAATCTGCGATGGGTACTGAGGCATACCCTTTACCTGAGGCCGTAGGAACATCTGAAAACCTGATAGGCTCACTCTACAACCCTAGTCTAGCTCCGCCTGTACAACAACAGGTTTTCAGTGAGTTAGATCCGATGTTTACCCAACTGGGCATTACAGGACAGAAAATGCTAGGTGAAGGTACAAGTGGATTGCCTCAAACGGTTTCACAAATACAATCTGCTTCACAAGGGCTTTTAGGATTTTATGAGAATCCGCCTCCAGAAATACAAAATCTGATCAATACATCGAATCAGATCATGACAGCTTACCAAAAAGGCCAGCTACCCAAAGGCCAGGATGCTATATTTCAAGCGGCTCGTCAACGCATGACAAATCAGCTGAACGCCACGTTTGCTAGCCTTGGGCTTGTAGGATCTACAGCTCAAGCAGAAGCTTTGGGGATGATGGATATCCAGCTTGCTGGGGCAAAGGGAGAACTGTTGAACCAGGATCTGCAGCTTGCTCAATCAGGGCTTCAGGAAGCAGAAAGCCTAAGACTGAACGCAGCACAGTTAGGATTAGGAGGGTTAGGAACTGTAGGCGCATTGCAACAAGAGATGATCAGTGATTCCATGGCGGCTATAGGAATGGCACAGGAATATGGGCTAACCAAAAGTTCTATGTATACACAGAATCTTTCTTTGGGCGAAGCGTTGAGACAGTCAGAGCAGTGGCCACTGGAATACAAGCTATCTACAGCAGGATTGTATTCAAAGAATGCTGCGGCATATTTAGGCATGGATATAAGCGCACAGGATGCTATACTAGCTGCACAAATAGCAGAACAGCAGATGATGTGGGGGGCTATTGGCAGCTTCTTTGGAGGTATAGGAAGTCTGATGGGGTATGGTATGGGTCCAGGTTTCTTGAAATAATAATATGCCAGAAGAACCAAATCAACCACAAAACATAAAGGCAAACCCAGATGATGAGAATTTGGGAGGGGTAAGTTTTGCCTACAGTCTAGAAACACAGAAAGAAATAGAAAAACTTAGTGAAATACAATCTAGGTTGGAGTCTATACAGGATCAGCAAACTCAGCAAGACTTAGAAAAACTCCCTCCAGAACAGAGAGAAAGAGCAAAGCAACAAATAGATTTAGAAAAACAATATCAAAACCAACTGGAAATAGTTACACAACGCAGACTAGCTGAAATATATGGAGACATTCAACCCTTAAAAGAGAAAAGAGAGACATTAGAAGAGGAAAGAAATCTTTATAAACAACAAATAAAAGACATCATAGAGAAGACATCCCGCTCAAAAGCTCCAGAGCTAGATATCAAAACTCAGAGAAAAAGACTTCTTATAAGTTCCCTAATACTAGGAGCTGTTGCAGGAATAGGGGCTCTTCTTGGTGGGAGAGCTAATTTTGGAGGATTCATAGGTGGTCTTGGTATGGGGCTGCAGGAACTTGTTAAAGGCAACAAAGAGGCAGCGAAAGAATATTTAGAGTATGCACGCCAGAGATACAAGGATTGGCTTGAGGAACAATATCATCTCGAAGAATCTTATGATAAGCTCTTACAAAACACATCTCTCTCTATTGAGGATATAGACAAACTCATGCAAGCCAAAATGAGGGAAGCTGGATCAGTCCTAAGAGATTATCAGCAATATAGGAAAGTGGTAGGAAGACTCATCAAATTCTCTGGTCCTGCTGTCAAAACTGCTCTCATGCAAGATGAGAAGATGAGGCAATATGAGCAAACAGTTGAAGATGCTAAAAAGAGAATAATAGAAGAAAATCCTGAATATAAGGATAGACCAGATGTGGTTGAGGATTATGTAAGAAACATTTTACTGCCCAAATCCAGCGCTAACAACCAAACTCAACTAAACATGGGGCTAAAGAAATTAAATGACCAAACATATAGAACAGAACTTAGGAATTATGATGCTAAGAAATATAAGCAGCAACAATATGAGGGTACGTTCTTAGACAAATTGAAGCGTTATACTGAACACACACCTAAAAAACAATCCATGAGAAGTGAAAAAGAAAATGAACAGCTCAATAGGGCAGTGGTAGAGAAACTCCCAGAATTGCCAGCTATAGGTATCACAAAGGAAAATAAGAACAGGACAATTCTGAGAACTATGGAGTTTGAAGGGTTTCAATCAACCCCATTCGTAGATAATGATAAGAAGAAACGTGTAGGATATAGCACATACGCCAGGGACAATGATTATTTCTCCGATGATGCTATGGGCAGAGAAGCTGCTGCGCACAGGCTCTTAGAAGAATTACAAATGAAGGCCAACACTATGAGAGAATTAATTGGAGCAGACAAATGGAACAAACTCACTCCAGAACAAAGGTATGCGTTAACAGACCTGGCATTCCATTTTGGGGAAGGGCGGATGAAAGATATATTGAATGTCATTGCGAAGGGAGACTTCGAAGAAGTAGCTAGACTTTTAACAGAAAAGAGATACATGAAACTCCAAGGGGATCTAAACGAAGGCTTTACGGAACGAGCCCAATGGCGTAGGTCACTTTGGGAAAGTGGATTGTCATGACGGATGCTCAAATAATAGAAGATCTCTGGAATAAATGGAAGGATGAGACCTTCGTGGACAAGGAAGGAAATGAAAACAAACTCCACGAACTAATGGGGCCAGATCAGTTCTATGCAATGGCAACAGGGAAAATGAAGGCCTGGTATTCTCCCCTACTAGAAGCAGGGGAGCTTTTTTTCAAAACCCCTATAGAAGATATCAAGGATCTCACAGGAAGGCTTCTACAGGTAGTAGGATGGATAAGTCCTGAACAGGTTCATAGGTATGAGAAGTTAATGGAATACCAACATAAAGTTCTATTGAGCGAAACTGTCAATGACAATCTGCAAAAAATAGTAGCTAGAACTGCAGAGAACTTAGGAGAATCTGGAGCCGCAGTTGCTAGTATGATCACTCCAGGAGGTGCGTTGTTCAAAATTCCCAAAACAGTAGGAGAAGCAGCTCGTATAATGCCCAAGGCGTTGTTCACACTAGGAGTAACCAGTGAAGCGTTAGAATCGATACGCCACCTCTACAATGACTTTTCCAGGCACGAATGGAACAAGGCTTGGGATGATGTTTCAAACCTAGTATTTGCTTTTGCAGGCTCTTATTTTGGAATTAAGCAGGCAGAGAAGGCGGCTTTAAAGAATATGTCTGCCTTCCAGAAATTCAAAACTTTAGGATACACAACCCTATGGACTACTACCCTACAATCTTCTCCTGACCTATACAAAGTATTTACAGGCTCAGAGAATTTTACACAAGACGCGCTTCCTAATATCCTTAGCAATTTCTTTTTCAATACAACAATCATCGGAGCAGCTGCATGGAGCCATGGAGCATTCTCCAAGTATAAGTCAACACCCAAACCCAAAGCCCCTCCTTCCGTAGAACCTCAAACGCCTATTACCCCAGAAGAGCCACCATCCCCTACTGGAGAGACGCCTCCTGCTCCTGAGCCTACCATAAAAGTGCCATCTATGGATCTTGTGCCAGTACACCAGAGTTTGGCGCCTATACCGCAATATAACGCAGAGGATGGAGTTATTATAGATGTGCCATCTATGGATCTTGTGCCAGCAGAGAAAAGATACCAGAGTTTGGCGCCTATACCGCATGAGGTGCAGCAGTATATCAAAGAAAAGTTTGGCGATAGCGCTATGCGGGATTTCGATGATATGCTGAATGCTACTCCCAATCCTATTCCTTCTACAGAGAAGTTTTTGGATAGGCCAATGGCTGACGTGACAATCAATATACATCCTGCAGATATACCCCTGGTAGCTAAGGCAACCACAGAAATAGAGGAACCAGAAAAAACTGTTGAAGAACTTTTGAAAGAAGTAGAGGCTCCATTAGGAGAAATCCCAGAAGAACCGCCTCCACCTGAACTCAAGAAAGAAATAGAATCAGAGATTGGGAAGGTAGAGGAAGAATATTCTCCTAACCAAAAGCTAAGAATGTACAAAGAACAGCTCAGGAAATTCGAAGAAGAAGGAGAAATACCAGAAGAGTTTTATGAACTGTTAGGGAAAGAAGATCCTAAAGAATTTACCGCAGAAGATCTAGACCTAATACGAAGGGAACTTGGGGAGAGGATAGACATACTAGAAAAACCACTAAAGCCGTTTCTTAAAAAACTCGAGGCTGCAGAACAAAAACAAGAGGAAGAAGAAACATCTAGAAGAAGGAAAAAGAAAGTTAGGGCAGTCAAAGATGATGTATCTATAACCGCTGTACAACAAGAGGAGCCCACGAAAAAGAAAAAGAAAACCAAGCCTAAGTTATCAGCCAAAGAAAAATCAAAGCTCAATGAAATCACTAACAAAGTATTGACTGAAAACAAAGAGGCGCCGAAAAACCTCAATGAAAAACAGGCGACTGCATTCTGGGGGATGCTTGATGATATACAAAACGCATGGAGAAAAGGTGATCCAGCCGTCCCACTAGTATTCAGAGAACCAATACTCACGGAGAAATACGGGCTTGAACCAGGAGAAATAGAGGATGTGTTCAGGACGATGTCCCAGGTTATAGACAAACATAAAGCTGGTGATTGGATAAGAGACATAGAAAGAAGCGGGAATGAAATATATGGAGTGTTTAAGTTTTTCCCAAATCAGCCTGCTAAGTTTATGTTTGGCATAGATCCTACGGATGTATGGCGATGGATGAAACGATCTTACAGGCTTATCACAAGTTATCCTTCAAGGCTTAGGGATGTCACACGTTATGAGACTAGCACGATATCCAAGGCACTGGTAGATTTGTTCCCATCCTTCTGGTCAGCCACTGCTGAGTCTATAAAACCGATACTAAGGAAGGTGAATGGACAAATAGAATCGATGCGCAGCAATGCTGTATTCAGACTAGCATGGGCTGCTGCTATTTTCGAGAAATATGATGAGAGCGCAAAACGTGCATTGGGAAGTTATATGGAAGATCCTAATCCTACATGGGAGAAACATAGCTATGCGATGCGGCTCATGCAGCAGAACTCTATGCTAAAGCATGCAGTCGAGATAGTGAAGAAAGTAGGTGATGAGATTTACCAAGCAGAGAACAAAGAAGGAATAGTTTATGAGAGAGAGGATGCGTACCTACCGCATCTTTATGAAGAATTTTCCAAAGCAGAGCGCTACTTCTCAAACCCAGCATGGGCAAAAAAGATAAGCAAGCCCTGGTTCATGAAGACTAGGACATTTGCTACACTTGAAGAAGCAGCGAAAGCTGGACTTACTCCACTCTCCTGGAACCCTGCAGTGCTTACGGTGATTAGGCATGATGCGCATCTTGCTGTTATGCGAAGACAAATGCTGGTCAATTCTTTGCTTCAGAATGGTCTTATATTCAAAGATCCTAAACCTACAGGCAAAGCAGAAGAGGGTGAAGTACAGAAGTGGCAAACAAAGAAAATAGAAGCTATACGAACCAAGGCAGAACAGGCTGGATATAGACTTTTTCGTATAAACGGCAAGGATTATTGGGTAATGCCTAACCCAAGCCTACTTTCAGCACTGGACATACTAGGATTAGACGCAGAAAAAAGGGCAGCTAGGAATAGCAGCAACCTGCGAAAGCTTGCTAAAAATTTTATACATGCAGCACAAACAGCAAAGTTATTTGATCTCAAGTTCAAGTTCGCTAATCCACTCCCTCACGCATTGCACGTTACGTTTGCCAATATACCGCATCATATAGCTACCGAAATGCTCAAAGTTAAGAGCTTAGCCGACATACCAGCTGCCCTCATCAAAGGGTTAAAGAATGCTGCGAACACCATAAAAGTAGGACTGCATGATGAATCTTTAGAAAAAGTATTCAAGGCTATGCGAGGGGATGATGTAGAAGGTTGGGGGCCAGAACATGCTAGGATTCATGATATACTTGTCCGTTCAGGTATCAAACTAGAAGATCCGGACATATGGCCAAGACCAGAGGATTATATAGGCACTGACGGAAAGTTCAATGAAGGAAAGTATCAGAAGGATATATCAGCACAAGTATGGCAGAAATACCCAGATCTAAAAAAGGAATTGAACAATCTAGTTCCTAAATCAGTCCAGGCAAAAATATTGATGGAAGAATATTTGGACAAAGTTTTCTTCATTACAAGGGCTATCTTCAAAGCGTATATACCAAGGATGAAGGCTTATTCCATTTTGCATTATGTAGAGAACATGGAAGAACTTGATCCACTTTTCTGGGATAAAGTCAAATCAAACCCAATGTCTAGGGAATCGCAAATGTTTAGACAGCATGCAGAACATGTAGAAAGAACCTTTGGAGAAATGAATTATAGGAATTTGCTTACTCCAGAAATGTTAAGGACTCTTGCTGTAGCATCTCATGTAAGTTGGGGCTGGAGAATCACTCAGTATGCGATGAGTCCTCTTGGAGTATTGCATAGCTTTCTGAAATACAAGATTCATCAGAAAGAAGCTGCAGAATGGATAGCACGCAGGTTGCAAGGAGAAGAGATATTCAAAGGAGGAAAAACCAAACAAGAATTGGCCAAAAGGAGAGAAGAGCTTACTAAGGAGTATAGTGACTTGCTCAGTGTAGAAGGAGAAGAATGGAAATATAAGTCCATAATGTTCATGACGTATGTAGGTCTTGCAACAATTTTAGGCAGTGCTGTATCCCAGCTTGCTAGAAGTATGATCGGATTACCAGGACCAGAAGATGGAGAAGAATATTTGAAGGATATAGCTTTCCCTGTTATTGGTAAGACTGCTGACGGCAAGCCTATACGTGCTAAGCCATTGTGGTTCATGAAGGATTATGTACCAGAAGCTATAGCAGGATTAGAAGGGGGGCCACTGGGGGTTTTAAGTGAAATGGCTACACAGGAGATACATTCACTCAATCCTGTTGCTTCAGGGATATGGTATATGGCGCAGAACGCTGATTATTTTGGCAATGAAATATACAATCCTTATTCGCCAGCAATGGAAAAGACAAAACAATTCTTTTCTTGGTTTGCAGAAAACTTCTTCATGCCTATGAGCGTAGAACAAGAATTAGCTGGTCATGGTGGGACACTCCCAGAAAGAGTAGAGAAAATGATGACTGATTTTCCTGGTTCATACACAAGATTCCTAGCAGGCGGTAGGGCTAAAAGAATGGAAGACAGCCATGATGAGACAATGATCAAAGAAGCGCTTTATAGGTACAAGCACTCAATCAAACCAAGAAGGGATGATGAAGCAAGATATCAGGCCATGAAGATTGCTGAGGAAGAAGGGCCAGATCAAGCACAAGAATGGCTCATTGAGCATTGGGAAGATTTTGAGCTTGATCCTCAAGAGTTTGGCCGTTTGATGAAACTGGTTCGGGAGCCTCAAGAGAAGCGTCTTGGAGAGATGTTTCGGACTCTAGATCCGCAAGTTCAGATTGGGGTATTTCGAAAGTTGAAGAATCAAGATCAGTGGTGGCCGTATCTATCGAAGAAGACTCGTCAGATTCTTCTTGAGCAAGAGAACCAGAAAAAAGCGCTCGCTGGTACTCCTCAGTAGCTCGGATGAGTGGGTTGATACGTTGTGAGAATTCTAATGCGCCTGCTACAACTATACGTTCCATGAGTGCATCAAACATCATTCCTGATTTGTTGCAAATAGATTTAAGTTTCCTATACAATCTAGTGGATATGTTTATTTTGATAGCAATAGTTTGTCTTTTCATTTTCTTTTGGTTCTTCCATGATGACGTTTCTTGAGGCGTTTTGCGAAGTGCCTTATCTTGCTTTCTGGCATATGCATAGCTATCTTCTGTGCCTTACGAAATGTTGAATGTCCACGTTTTGCAGCTAATGCTGCACCAAACAATCTTCTTTGACGTTCGCTGACCGCTGGCATATCTTACAATATCATGAACAATCCAGAAGACAAGTTATTAGAAACATGGAAATCTATTTATTCACCAAGCTTAAATGCTAACTGCCCTCCACACATTTTGAATGGAATAATCACAGTTGCATTATCGCTCATAAGAAGTCCGTATAAACAGAAACTTTTAGCTGACAATCAGTTTTCTGAGGACATGTCTAGATTGGCTCATTTGGTATCTAAGGCTATATTGGTAGCTGATGATATAAAAACTCAGCTGACGCTAACAAAAAAACTGATATCATTAGAAAGGTATTTGTGCGATTATGAGACACTCAAACGATTTGAATTCAGAACAACAACAAGAGACTCTATCCGAGCCAGGATCAGAGAATTTCCAGAACTCGCAGATCTCCTTAGTGAGGACTTTGATATTGGAGATAGTGAAGACGAGATTCCTTCAACTCCTCGCAATGGTCGTCGACGCAGGAATCTGCGTAACGATGCTAATAACTAATAAGGTATCACTTCTCGATTCTCTTGTGTTCTTTATGTTCCTAACAACCCAGATCTTTGTTATATCACTTAAGAAATGAATAACATCATGTACGGAGAGGAAGACAGAGACCGTTTAACTAGGGTAGAAGTGAATTTCAAACATTTAGAAGATAGGGTAGAATCGCTTAGGAACAATATAACTGATAAGATGGAAGACATGAAGTACAACATCGATGACAGAATCGATGATTTAAAGAAGAGACTAGAAAACTTGGAAAAATCGCTTGATTGTCTAAAGAGAACCATTTATATAGCTTTGGGGATTTTCTCAGCTGTAACATGGTTTATACAGATAATTATTGAAACAACAAGGAGGTGATATGTTTTCAGACTGGAAAACTACATTATCAGGGATGTTAGTTGCTCTGTTAGGATGGGCTGCACAAGCATTTCCTAAGTACAAGGATATAATTGAAGCAGCGCAGAACCTAGCATTGGCTTTGTTAGGTTTTTTTGCTGCTGATTCCGCAAAAAAGAAATAAGATATGGACCCAGGACTAGCCATAGCAGCCGCAAGTTCTGCTATACAGGATGTAGCTTCTGTCGTCAAAGCCATCAAAGGAATGGACAAACAGAATTTGCGGCTGCATTTAGCACATTTAGAAGACCAGATTTATGGAGGAAATACTAAATCAAAAGATGCGTCATGGAAAGAATGGCTTGAAATACTCAGAGCTGAGCTTGCTAAAGCAGGGCAGATACCAGCCATTGAGAGCGATGAGTGGGTCGTCATTCCTTTTGAAATTGTCAAGGATCTTACTCTTGTGCTCCTTAATACTACTGGGGATTAGCTGTGCTCACAACAAAGCGCGAATTCCTTCTAACGTGAAGCCTCCGCCTAAATCACAGTGGGTATATCCTGAAGGAACAAAAGAATGGGAACCGCAGAAAGAACCAATTGCACCAGCGTCTTGATCAGAAGATCGAGTGGGGATCAGAACTACCCTGCATTCCATAGAATGGTTATACCTACTGAGTTAGGGATCATATTCGTAGATGGAAATATGTACCAGAAAGGTGGGTATTTGTTAAAAATAGAGAATGAAATGGAGCTTGACCTAAGGGAAATAAGCTGGGAAAAGAAATGAAATACATAGCCTTGTGCGCTCTTTTTGTCTTGCTATATTGGCTGATGCATATATTGTTGGTGTTGAACTATGAACATGTTTGTTTCCCAATTCTTAGATGAGGCTGCCGTCTATTTAGGGCCTCAGGATATAGTGCCTAATGGAGTGGTGGAATTCAGCCTGCCTGATGTATTCCCTTGGGCACTTTGGAGTTCTAACAATTTTGGGTACTTCCAGGTGTACTCAGGCCAACAGAATAATAATTATACGCTGCTGATAAGTGAGCCCTCACCATATCTGTATGGTCAGATGGGTTATTTAGAATTCGGGTTTTGCAATGCGAACTTAGGCACGAATTTCCAAGTGCAGTTCGCATCCAATGTACCTACGTCTGCTTCTAACGTAGCCACTATCAAATTCTTTAAAAAACGTCCAGATTGTGGACCTATAGCGACTGTTACGAATGCACCTGCGATATCTCAAATAACAGGAACTAGCTCCGCTGCGGCGTATACCACAAGCTTCAATTCTCCGCCTGCATTGGCTCAAGGGTATGTTGTACAGATAGCATTGGAAAGCGTTTCAGCAACTGGTGGGTCTATGGCAAGCTGGCAGGTTCAGACAGTGCAAGGGTTGCCGAATCGTAATGTGTATGCAGGTTTAAATACCAATTATATAGTAGACGTATCTACTGGTACGGATTTTACTACTGATGTAGTGAATTTTACGCTTGTGAACCTGTGGGGATATCCGAACAGGTGGTTTACTAATTCTACTGCTTCACTACCTAATTCTATCAGCAATCCTGTTGCTGTATTCCCTGTGACGGATTTGAGCGGTGCTATATACAGCGGCAGAGTCATGAAGTTTATAAGCACGCCTACCTTCCCTAACAACAACATGCTTGTCATCTTCCAGGTTACTCCAGGCATTGGGGTGACTTCATTCACTGTGGATTTCTTCCTGTATTTCTGGTATATATTTTGATGAACAAGGATTTCAAATGGGTAGGAGTAGATCCAGGTCAGCAGGGGTATGTTGCAATTCTTGGGATAGGGACTGACCTTGTTTATTTTCCTTTGCCGCTTTTGAGGTTGTATCCTAACAGGAACACAAGAATCTTGGATTCGAAAAAGTTCTGCGATATTTTGAAATACAATGTGCCTACAAAATCCAGGTGCCATATTTTGATAGAATCTGTGCCAAGAGGTTCTGCGAATATCCCCATAGCAAACCTTCAACCCATAGCGATCCAACTAGGCCAACTCATTGCGATCATGGAACTAGAATGTTATCCTTATACACTCATTCATCCTAGGTCTTGGCAAATGCAGATTTTAGGAGGCGGTATAGCCAAGGGACTGACCAAACAAGCAGCCGCATCGGTAGTCTGGCAAAGGTTCCCTGAGATTAGGAATTTAAGCCCACGCCAGCTTAGGGAATGTGCTGATTCAATATGCCTTTCTTTGTTATCACGCAGAATGTTCCCCACGCCTGAGTCTGGGGTTTTAGAGGCTGCAAAACCTCAATGGAGAAATCTAGTGTATATACCAGAAAGGATAGACCAAAATGAAAGACACACTCAGGATCAAAACATGGATACCAATAGTTCTATGGATGGAGACAAGCTGGCAGGATGATGGCCATGCTAGGGCAGAGAATGATCCCGATGATCCAGGAGGGGTTACGAAGTATGGTATAGACAGGGCCTCGCATCCTGGAGTTGATATTGATGGGTTAGATCTGCAATCGGCTATCAATATCTATGAGCAAGAATTGAAATCACACAGGTTCTTCCTGTTTCCTTCTTCCTATGGGTTCTGTGTGTATGAATGTGGGGTGAATATGGGGTACATCACCGCAATCAAGATGTTCCAACAGGCTATAGGCGTTGAGCAGGATGGGATCATTGGACCTGTGACCTTGGGGCATGCAAGCAAGTTTGACACATTCGTGCTGAGGAATAGGTTCCACCAGATTAGGATTGAGAGGTATAGGACTCTTACTGCAAAGAACCCGAAGCTAGGGAAGTTTCTGCATGGATGGATCAATCGAGCAGACTTCTCATACCGTATTGCAGAAAACCTTGAGAGATATGATTAA